CCGGGCGCTGGACGAACGGTAGATGCTCCGGGCCGAGGTCGGAAATGGCCTGGTCGAAGTCGGTGGCGAGCGATTGCGGCAGCGCCTTGCGGAAGGCGGCAGCGGCTTGGTCCGCTGTGGCCCGTGCGGCAGGAGAGGAAGCTGCGGTGCGCGCGAGATAATCCTGCCCGCCGCGGCTGAGTCCAGCAGCTGCCGGAGCCTTAGCGCCCCGGGCAGTGAGGTCCGCGACCTTCGCCGTTGCTGCAGCGACGTCCTGCGTCGGCATCCGCTCGGCGGCGCGGGCGAGCGCGGCATTGGTCGCCAGCTGCTCGGGATCGCCGACCAACGGCGCCAGAATCAGGTTCTTGCCGCCGCGATAGCCGGACTGAGCGAGGCGCGAGCCGCCGCTGACGAGGCCGTGCGTTGCGCCAGCGACCGTGCTGCCAATCGCCGCATTGGTGAGGCGTGAGCCGATGTTCGGGTCGTCGCTGCCGAGGAAACCATAAAGGCCGCCGAGGCCGAGCGAGCGGCCGACGCCGCCACCACGGGCAACGGGATTGGCGAAAGCGCCGCCGAGGTTGCCGAGCAGGGTGGCCAGCGGATGCTCGGCAGCGAGCGCGTTGCGGCCCTGGATGATATCAGCTCGGGTCGGCCCCGCGCCGGTCAGGTCGTGGACCGCGCCGACGACATCGGGGACAGCGCCAAAGGTGGCTGCGTCACCAACGCCAACGGCGGCGGAAGCTGGTGCCGACGCGCTCACCTTGGCGCGAGCCTTTGCGAATCCCTCCAGCGGGACGTTCGAGCGCGGGTCGACGGTGAAGCCCTTGTATTTCCCGGTCGCGCGCATCTGGAGAAGCTGGCCGACGTTTGTGGTCGCCGGATCTACGCCGTTCTTCTGCATGAAGCCGATGATCTGCGCGTTGCTGACCGCTCCCTTGCCCCTGATCGGAGCGTTCAGATAAGCGGTTAGCGGCCCCGCGATCTTGGCAAGCTGCGGATTGATGACCGCTTTCTCGGTTCCGGACAGGCCCTCCGGATCGACACCGCGCAGGGCCGGCAGGGGGCTGCTGGCGGTAATCCCGTTGTCGCCGACCCGAGTGCTGGAAGCGGGCTGCGCCTGGGCGCCGAACGTTAAGCGCAGGTTAGGATCCGCGATTGCCGCCGTGATCGATTTGATCGCCGCAGGATCGTCCGGGTCCATCCCGTAGAGGCGGGCGAGATGGCGGACGTAAATCTCCTGGGCGGTGTCTAGGCCCTGCCCTAGCGTCGACGCATCGGGCTGCGCGCCGCCCGACGGAGCAATATGGCCGCCCTGGTCGACGAAACCCAACGGCGCGAGCGCGTTCTGCAGGGCCTGCTGCTCGGACTGGTTGCGGGCGATCGAGCCGACGCCGCGCTTGCCCGTCTGCTCGTAGAGGGTGCGAATGCCGAGCTGGCGGAGGTCGCCGCTGATCTGCCCGAGCTTCGTCTGCAGGTTCGCGCGGTTCTGCCCAACGAGACCGCCGATCACGGGGATGTTTGATGCCGTCGCCGACAACGTGCCGGTGGCGAGCGGCTTGCCCGAGAGGTCGCGCGCTTCCCGGATGCTGTCGAGGACCGACCACGCATGGCTGATCGCGTTGCTGTCGCCGACCTTGAACGGCTGCGGGACGTCGCCGACCGTCTTGACGTTGCCGCTCGCGTCCATCGCCCATGCTTTCGCCGGATCGAGAGTCGGGTTGGCGGCCACCTCATCGGCGGTGAGCACGTGCGGCTTGACGATGTTGGCCGTCTCGAGTTCGGTCTTCCTGGTGCTGGCGACCGTGTGTTGCCTCTCTTCCGGAGTCTGCGGCGTCGGTGTCTTCGGCGTGGGGACGAACCTCAAGCGCGGCGTAGCGGCGGGCGCTTCGCCAACGACAGGATCATTGTCCCAAGGGTTAGCCTGCTGCATCACAGACCCCCCGCGGAAGAGAGATTCTTGCTGACGTACTGGCGGACGCTCGGCGGGACATGGCTGAGCCAGTCATCGCCGTATTTGGCGAGTGCGCGGTCCATCGCCCCCGGGCCCATGTTATAGGCCGCCCACATGCGGGCGAGGTTGCCCCCGTAGCGCTGATGGAGCGCGCGGAGGTATTCGCTGCCGACGCGATCATACTCCGCAGCGGAGTCCGCCTTGGCCGGAGCGACGCCGAAGCCTGGATCGCGCGCGGTGTCCGGCATGACCTGCATCGCGTATTTCGCGCCCTTGGGCGACGTGACGGGAGCGCCGGAAGGAGTGAAATCGCGCCCAGCGCTTTCGCTTTGCGCGGTGATACCCTCAAGGAAAGTTGCCAGACGGAGCGACCGTCTGACCTCCGGGTTTCACGCGCGTCTTGCCGTCCGGCGTCGTATATTGCGCGCCTGGCGGGATGGCGTCGTAGCTCTTCTGGTCGGTGACGTGGGGCAACGCCGCCGGAGCTGCTTCGCCCCCTCCGTCCTCCTCGAACGTGCCGCCGCCCGGCGGGTGAAGGATGCGGAGGAAATCGCCGAAGCTGAGCTTGCCGCCGGTGCTCTGATAGTAGCGATAGTCCTTGATACTGCCGGTGTCGTTGCCGCCGGTCAGCTTGTCGCGGAGAATGGCCTTCCCCTCGTCTGAGGTTGGGTCGATGCCCGCGGCAAGCATCTCGCGGATGAGTTCCGGGTCTTCGGGATGCCGGATTTTGTAGAGCGCCGCGCCAACCTCGGGATTGGCCGCGATGATCGGCGCCAGCGTCTGGTCAGCGCCGAGGAAAGACGACAATGCCGAGCTCAGCTGCTGCTGCTGGGCGCGCTGATAATGCATCGGCGCCATGCCGTGCGAGATGAGCAGCGCGTCACCGATACGGTCGAGAATGCCGCCGAGGCCATGCCCATACCCGCCCTGAGCCTGTGCCTGCGGGACCGGCGCCGAGGGCAGGTTGAATTGCGCTCCGTAGCCGGGCCGAGCGGCGGCAAAGCCGAGATCGTTGGTCGGCTGCGGCTGCTGCGGTTGCAACATCCCGAGGAAATCGGCGAGGGCCATCTAGCGCCCCGTCAGAAGATCGGGAAACAGCATCGCCAGCAGGTGGCCCATGCCGATCGGCTGCGCGTTCATCGCTGAAAGGCCCGAGCCGGTCGGCTTCGACCAGCCCAAGCCGAGGCCCCGGCCGCCGCCGCCACCGGCGCCATGCTGCGGTATGTTGAAGCCCTGCGAAAACGCCGGGTTCATCTGACCGAAGTTGAGATTGCCCCCGAACTGCCCAGGCTGCGCCGCCCCACCGCTTGGCTGGAACATGGCGAGAAGCTGCGAATAGTCCATCAGAGGAACGCCCCGAGAAATGCCCCGAGGTTGCCGGTGCTCTCGCTGCCCTTGCCCTTGCTGTATTGGCCGGCGTCGGTGACGAGCGAGCCTCCGCCGAGGCCGAGCTTGCCGATGCCGAAGAGGTTCTGGAGGTATTCGTTGAGCTTCGTCGAGGCGAGGTCCGAACGATACTGCTCCATCGCCTTTGCAGCCGCGCCGGACTTGTAGAGGCCCTGGCTCGCGAACTTGGAGGTCAGCGCGTCGAGGCCCTGGTTGAGCTGGAACTGGCCGCCCGACGAGTTCCACCAGTTATCGAGCGCGGCTTTCGACTTCGCCGAGTCGCCGGAAAGGATGTCCATGAGCGAGCCGAGGCCGCTGTTGTAGGCGTCGGCGCTCGATGATCCGAAGCTTTGCTGCGCCCACGGATAAGCCTGGTTGCCGCTCTTGCTGCTAGAGCTGGACCCGCCGAAAAGTGTTTGAATTACCCCGCTCAAGCAAGAGCCTCCTGATGATGGAAGGCGCTCAAGCCGGGGCGAGCGGAGACGGCTGTTATGCCACCATCCGGTCCTCTTGGGGGTGTGCGTTGTTGAGCGCCGACAGGATCACGTTTTCGCCCTGCGCGTCGACGCCGCGGCCGTAGGGGACGAAGCCGAGCAGTCTGGCGAACAGCAGGGCATGGGGGAAGCGCTCGGGCGTCTCGCCGAGGATCCGCGTTGCCCCGTAGGCGAACGCTTGGTCCAGCATCGCCTGCGCCGTCTCGAGCGCAATCTTGCCCCGGCTCCTGAAGAGGACATGCGCGACGAGCGGTCCCGGCCATTCATCGCCGGCCTCGAACAGGCCGAGATCGTCGTTCTGCCGGAGCGCAAAATGGCGCGGGTCCGCGAGCCATGCCGCAGCGTCCGCACCGTTCATGAAACCCGCCGGGGCGTTCTGTTCGATCAGCCGCGCGAGCTCGTCAGGATCGCTGAGCAGGTTCAAGGCGCTCGATCTCCTTCCGGATGTCGGCGACATTCTGCGCGTATCCCTGGATCGCCTTGCCCTCCGCGTCGGTGCGGGCGGCGAGCATCGTCTTCAGTTTTTCAAGTCGGCTCATCATGGGACGCGGCTCCTTCTGCCTATGCCCTTGGGCGAAGCATGAACGAATAATGGTCCATCGTGATCGTGTCGGCGGCATTTGCCAGCTGCATCGTGACGATGGCCGTCACGTTGGCGGTCGTGTCGATCGTTATATTCTGGCCGGACGCGCTGTTGCCAGCAGCATGAGGCCCGATGTTGAGGGCCGACAGGAAGCTCTGGCGACCGGCGTGGCCCCGGTTATAGACCGAGCAGCCCACTTTCGTTGAGGCGGTCGTGGTGACGTTGTTGCCGCCGGCCACCACCGTGCCGCCGAACTTGATCCTTGGCGTCTTGTTGTTGGCGCTGTTCGTGTAGGTGAAAAGCGCCTCCGCGCGGAACACGCCGTTTGCGCCCATTGAGTTTGCCGGAATCGAGACGGAAATCGCCGTGATCTCGGTCACCACTTGGGTGAACCCGCCCGGCCCCGTCGTGGAGAATGCCGTTGGGCTGCCCGGAATCGTCGGGTCAGTGCCGGGAGTATAGGTGTTGTTGTAAATCGTCGCTGCGGTGGCCGAAGAGAACACCGCATAATAGAAACCCGCTGCCGAACCCGCAGAGATCGCATTGGCCGGGAGATAGACATAGGCGCTCGGATGCGTGGTGACGACGGACGCCACGCCGGACATCGCGCCGTTGTTGCCCATCGTGCCGCTCGAGACGATGATGAGCGGAAGACCGCATTGGCCGATGACATATTCGGCCTGCAGGTTCTTGATCGCCGTGTTGAGCGAGGCAACGTCGGAGAGGTTGTTCGACGTCTGGCAAAAATCGCCAGCGGGGTGAGTGGCCGCAGTATCCAGCCCAAGGTTGGCCCGGGCAGTGCTCGCCGTAACATCCGAGAGATTGTTGGCGGTCTGGCAGAAGTCGCCTGCCGCGTGCGTCGCCGACGTTCCCAGGCCTAGGTTGGTCCTGGCAGCAGAGGCTGTGGACGCGCCTGTGCCGCCGTCAGCCACAGTAAGATCGGTGATGCCCGTAATCGTGCCGCCAGAGATGCTGACGCTGCCGCTGTCCTGCGTCGCAATGGTGCCGAGTCCGAGGTTGGTCCGCGCCGTGGAGGCGCTGGCAAGATCGGAGAGGTTGTTCGCCGCAAGCAGCGCGCCAGTGAGGTTGTGTTCGAGGACGAACCAGCTACTTCCGACCGAAGCTTCCGTGCCTCCGGCATTGTCGGCCTTGGCGACAACGACATCTCCGACATCGACGCTCTTGCCAGAAGCGCCGCCAACCTTGCCCGCGCCACTGACCGAATACGCGTCGCCCTTCGATGCCGCCGGATAATTTGGGTTCGCCGAGCAATCGAGGTCGCCCTTAAAGTCGAGCAGCCCGACTACGGCGGTATCGACGTATGCCTTGACCGCCTTTTGCGTGGCGATGCGCGCGTCGCTGTTGGCCGAGAGCAGCGTGTCAGTGTCGGATGCGAGCGTCGCCACGGTGCCGAGTCCGGATACGTCCCCCGTCGCGATCGCCAAGAACGTCTTGGCTTGGGCAGCCGTCAGGTCGGTGACGTTCCCCGCGCCCGTTGCACCGAGGATCGTCGCGTTGGCGGCTGCAGCGAGCATCCCCCGCGTAACCTTGTTCGCGCCGATGGTGACGACGAGAGTGCCGCTGGTCGAAACGTCGCCCGACAAATCGCCATTCGTGATCGCCGTGGCGCCGGAGAATTTCGCGAGATTGCCGCTGGCAGGACTTCCCGACGTGGTGACGGTGCCGCCGCTGCCGCCGGACCCGCTCGAGGCCGCCGTGATGCGTCCCTGTGCGTCGACGGTGAGATCGGTGTTGGTGTAGCTGCCGGCAACAACGGTAGTGTTGGTCAGGCCCACGGTATCGGACCCGACCGAGATCCCGGTTCCGGCGCCGACATTCAGCGTCCGGTCGGCTGACAGGTCGCCGCCGCCGGTCAGGCCCGCCCCGGCAATGATCTGGCGCGTGACGTCGGCCTTGGAGTCGAGCCCGGTCAGCGCCTCGTCGGCCGAGGACTGCGCGGCGTTGGCGGAACTGATCGTTGCGACAAGGCTGGCAACCGCGTCGTTGAACCAGCGGATGAAGGCGGGTGTCGGGCCGCCGCTCTGGTCGACGATCTTGACGCCGGTGCGAAGCGGCGGGACCGGGCTCGCGCTCATCGCGCGTCCGCGCGGCCGATCCTGACCGTCGCCCCGTCGTCGGTGAGCTTGAAGATGCGTCCCGGCTGCCGCATCAGGCCCAGCGCCCGCCACTCGACGACCTGGCTAAAAGAGCCTGCGGCCAGCGTCACAGACCCGTGGCTCAGCCAATTTTGCCCGAAATCGTCCGAAGTTTCGAGCGTGATCGCGGCGCCGGACTGCGAAGGCGAGCCGAGGGCGCAGGTCAGCTGGAAGGCTCCGCATGGCTTCGTGTCGCGCCCGGAGAGCGCGATCGCGCCGGTGACGGTGCGGGTGAACGCCGCATCGCCTGTGCCCGTGTCGTCATCGCGCCCGGAGGTCGGATCGAGGCGGTAGAGGACGCCCTCGGTGTCGTCGCCGCAGACGACATCGGTGCCGCCGTCGGCGAGCGTTCCCGCCATGCCCTGCCAGTTCTGCCCGCAGTGCGGCCGCCAGTAGGCGAGGTCAGGGTTGCTCCACTGGCTCCATTGCTGCGTCGTGAGGTCGAAAACGAGGGTCGCTGACTCGCCGAGCCGGAGGACGTAGAAGTCGTGCCCGTCGAGCGAAAACCCCCATGCGCGGGAGGTCGTTACACCGGGGCCCGGCGGCGGTTCGTCTCCGAAATAGCGAATGACCGAGTAAAGGTCGAAGGTGTCCGGATCCTGATACTCGGTGTAAAATGCGTCGTAGGATGGGAAATAGGCGAAAGGCACGCTCTGCGTCGTGTCGGGCGTGTCGCCCACGCCAACCCAATCGCTGAGCAAGTGGCTGTCGAGCGTGGTGAGATCGGCGGCGTTGATCTTCTCGACGCCCTGGAAGTCGTTGTTCGGGTCGCCGTTGATCGCCGCCGGTATCCAGAACGAGGTCAGGCCCGGTCGGATGTCGTCGAGAGTGAAGTTCGCGACGCTCGAGCTTCCCGCCGGGTCGCCGCCATAGTCGCGGCTCGTAATCACGGAGAAGTCGTCGGTGCTAAGCAGGGCCAGCACCTGGTTGTTGCCGAGCGAGACGACCCATCCGGAATCCGTGTGCGTCGCGCTCACTCCCGGATCGGCGGTGATGCCCAGCGTGACCTCGGAATAATCCGGAGCGATCGAGCCCGATCCGAAGTCGACGACACGCCACGCCTTGAAGGTCGTGCCGTCCCAGGAGAAGCCCCAAATGTCCCCGTAGAGGTCCTGGTCGAACGGGCCTTGCGAGATGAACGGCGAGTTGACCGACGTGAACTCGTCGTAAGTGTCGAGGCTCGGGTTGTAGACGTAGACCCGCTGGTCGGTGAGCAGGGTGGCGCCGTCATTGCTGCCGAAACAGACGCGCCTGCTCCCGTCCACGGGGGAAATGAACAGGGTCATGTTTCCCATGCCGCCCTGCGCGCCGTTGAAGAAGCGGAGGAGCGAGATGTCCGAAGCGCCGAAGCTGCTGGTTTTGACGAAGTTGGGAGTCGAATTTCCGTCCAGCGAGTAAATGGTCCCGTCGTCGTCGATCACCGAAGCGTCGAGCTGGTCGAAATCTAGCGCGTTCGAGGGCGTGTTGTAGGTGTAAGTCGGCCCCGCCATGTCGAGGATGGAGAAGGGGCTTTGCGGCGGAATGACCCGATAGCGGCCGTTGGGCGACGTATAGGCAAGCGTCGCGAAGAACTCGTTGGTCAGCTGCTTGTCGAAGGTCAGGGCCATGTCAGGCCGCCCTGTCGGCGTTGATCGCTTCGCGGATACGCTGCGCGATCCCCGGCGTCGAAACGAGCCGCGGGGCGTCCGTCACCTGCCACACGCTGCCGGTCGAATCGACCAGCATCATGCTCTCGCCGATCCGGAACACGGTTCCCGGCCATGCGCCGCGCTCGAACAAACGGCCCTGCTGGCGAAGGAACGGGATCAGCGGATCGCCCGCCGGATACCAGACCTCGATCGAATCCTGCCCGGGGAACCACACCTGGTCGCCGGCCACGATCGCGTCAGTCGTCGAATCTGGTGAGCGTTCGTTCGTCGCGTAATTCAGCGGGTCGATGGTCGTCTCGCCCGGCTCGATCCAGTAGAAGCGGCCGTTCTTATCCTGGCCCGCCGCGACGACGCAGATGACATATTGCGCTATCGAAGCGACCGAAACGATGCCGTCGTTGTCCGGGACCGCCACCGAGGCGAAGGACGAGCCGCCGCCGCCCGACATGGTGGAGCCGCCCCACGAGCCATTGACGAGGGTTTCCGTGGTAGTGACCGAATTGCCGCCTGTTCCCGGGTCGATCGCGCGAGCGACCAATACGGTGGCGGTTACGCTGACGGCGGCGGCATCGGGATTGCCGGTCAAGGTCGAGTTGTAGTCGGTCCCGGCGACGCCGGTGTTGCCGATCGCGTCGAAAAGATGCTGCAGCGCCTGCGAGGCTGAGCCGCCGAGCGCGACCAGCCACGGGTTGGCGCTCGTCCCGTCCGGCGTCCCGGTGGTCACATCGGCCGCGAATTCATAATGGACCGTGCCGATGACCACAGTCTCGCCGGCCGAAATCGCCCCGGAGACGGTCAGCGTCCCCTTGGCGTAGTCGTTGGTCGTGTAATATTTGAGCGAGTCACCATCGGCGACGAACAGGTAAGTGTCCGTAGCCGCGAGGCTGACGCCGCCCGTCGAGGTTCCGAGCGTCCCGATGGTCGTCTCGGTCTCGTCGGGGTCGATCCGGTAGAGCGTGTTGCCGGAAACGACGAACTCAGCTTCGTCGAACGCGCCTGGCTGCGAATAGGACTGCCGTATCGGGCCCGAGCCGATCGTTTTCCATCGCTTGAGGCCTGGGCGCGTCAGCAGCGCCACTTCGACGTCGAGGTTCGTCGGATCCTGCTCGAAGTAACGGTTGCCGAGCGCGATGTCGGGCTCCTGGGCGACCGACCGCGACCAATCCGTGATCCCGAGCTTCACCCTCACCAAAACGGGGTGCTCCCGTTGCTGTAGGGCTGCGTCAGGCTGCCGCGCCGCGGCAGCGTGTCCATTTCCTGCACGCGCCGCCTGCGCCGGTAACGGGCGCGTAGCTTGGCAAGCGAGCGGTTCATCGCGGCTGCGATCTCAGGAGTGGTCTGCTCGCTGTTCTGCGGGTTGAGCTCGATCGCCAGCGCGTTGATGAAATAGGGGTCGAACTCTTCGGGGAACGGCATCGTGTCGGACGAGGCGAGGCTCGCGATCTTCACCCAATTGCCGGTGTCGGCGCGGTACATCCACTGCCGCACCGTGCCGTTGGTGGAGAGCGTGAGGGTGGCCGCGCCCTCGATCTGGCGCCCGTTGCCATTCAGCGTGAGGTTGTGGGCGGTGAGGGTGTTGCCGGGATCGGCAAGCGCGAGGCGCTGCCCCTCGTAAGGCCGGGGATGGAGGTACAGCGTCGTTGCGGCCGAGAGGCTGCTAAGGACAATGCGCGCGTCCGCTGGCACCCATTGGGTCGTCAGCGCCCGCTGGTCGAACTGGCCGCCGATGGTGAGGTCCCTAAGCTCGGAACCGGCTTCGTTCCCAAGCGCGGAAAGGATGATCGGATTGAGCAGCGCAAGCGCCTCGGCTTGCTCGGTCGAGTCCGGCGAGGAGACCTTGGCGACGGTGTTCTGCCGCCGGTACGCTCGCGAGATGATCTGGCTGGCGAGCGTCATGGCCCGGCGTCCTTTTCGCTACTTCTTCTTGCCCTTGCCGAGGACGCGATTGGCCTTGGCGTCGATCTTCGCCGCCTGCGCCTTGCTCATCCGGCCTGCGTTGACCGCCTGCGTCGCGCGGGCCTTGGCGTTGGCCGCGTGGCTTCGATCCGGCACCGGAAAGCTGCGGTTCGGGCCCGCGAACTTGCTGGCCGGAAGCGCCTTCCTCGCCCTGCTCGAGAGCTTCGCCATCACTTCCGCTCCAGCTTGTCGATCGCGGCCTGGAGCTGCTTCACAGTGGCCTTCGGAGACGGCATCTTGCCGGTCAGGGCCTTGTGACGCTCGCGCAGCGCCTGAAGCTCGCTCTTGGGCTTGGCGCCGGCCTTATCCGCGACCTCGCGGGACGATTTGAGCAGGGTCCACAGCGTCGATGCGCTGGTCATCGGGTTGAACGGCACGCCGAGGCGCTGCAGATCCTTCATGATGACCGCCTTGTCGGGACGCCGCGGCTCGACTTCGGCTTTAGCTGGATCGGTGGCGCCCGAAACCTTCGACGGATGGTCGTGCCAGCCCTTGGGCACGTCGGCCGCGCACTGGAAGACGCCCTTCTGCCCGCTGGGGCCGTAGCGGAACGAGGGAAAGCCCTTCTCGACGTCCCCCGCTTCCGGCGCCTGGAACTCCTGCGACGGCGCTGGCGCTTCCCTGCCGAACTCGTCTGCCATCACGCGATCCTGTAGGTGACGAAGGTGTTGGCCGCGGTCTTGCGGGTGCGGAACCGCGCCGAAGTCGCGATCGCCACCACCGCGGCGCCGACATACGTGTGGTCGGTGCCGGCCGTCATCGTGACCGCGCCCGACGAGGAGCCGAGATTGATGACGGTCCACTCGAACGATTCGTCATTGTTCGAAGCACCGCCGAGCACGCCTGCGTCGGTCAGCGTCCCGGTCGGCAGCGTCAGCGCGACCGCCGAAGCGGAGGTTGCCGTGATGATGCGCGTCTGCAACTCGGCGATGGTCAGTGTCGCGCTGCCGGTCTTGGCCGTCGGCGTGGGCTGGATGCCGGCGCTCCCGCCGCCGAGCGAGCGCCACGCCGACGCGCCCGACGGAGCATAATTGAGCTTGCCGGTGTCGGTCTCGAAATAGAACTGGAACGTGTCCGCCGAGCAGTCGGGGACGGTCGGCTTGTTGGCTGCGAGACCCTTCCGAACCGCTCCGAGCCAGAGATTGTCAGCCATGCTTTAGCACTCCTTGAAGTGCTGGCCGGAGGAAGGGGTACAAACCACCGACCAGCATGACGTTACGAACCGCTGATCTGGTAGCCCATGAGCGGATCGAGGTTCTGCGCGCCGAACAGGCAGTCCCACCGATGGACGTGGGCGCCGGTCGAGATGTCGGACCCGCGCCAGTAGCGGATGGAGATGCCGGTATCGGGGTCGTTGGCGAAGCTCGATTCCCCGGTGAAGGGCTTCTGCAGCTGCGCCGAGACCATCGTGATCGCGCTCTTGGTCCAGGCCGCGCGGACGCGGCGGGTCGTGGACGCGACGCCGAGGTGCGTGACCGCAGCCCCGTCGACCGCCGCCGCATTGCAGGTCGCAAACGCGGTGTTGGCCGCCGTCGAAACGCCGTCCGAGGTGTTGGGGACGATGATCGGAGGGCTGATGTAGAGGTCGATGTCGCCGCCCGAGTCCGTGGTGATCGCGGTGCCAAGCGCCGAACCGACGGCGACAGTGCCGGTCGCGGTGGAAGCGCCGCCGAGCACGGTGAACACCTGCAGATAGGGAAGCGTCACCTGGTTGCGCCAATCGTAGGCGTACACGTTGTCGATGGTGAACTGCTCGCCGACGACGATCGTCTTGCCCGAGGTCTGGCCGTCGATGTGCAGCGTCTGGTACATCGTGGTCTTGACGTCGCGGTAGTTGACGCTGAGCGTGCCGTTGTCGATCAGCGAGGTCGAACCGGCGACGCGGCTGCCGACGGTAATCGACGGGCACTGCTGGGTCGCATAGACGTCGATCTCGCTCAGGATCGGAACGCGCGCCTTCTCGAGGGCCGTGCGGTTCACGTCCTGGATGTTGCCGCCGATGAGAGAGCCACGGATTTCCTCGGCATCGTCGAACAGGACCGTCGCAACGAGGTCGCTGTTGGGGACGCCGTTGTTCATCAGCCGCGTGTGGACCCGGTTGAACTCCGCCGGTGAGCCGATGTTGTTCGACGGGTCGGTGCTGAACGTGCCCGTGCCGATGTAGCCCGAGAACTTCGCGACCTGCCGCTGCAGGTGCGCGTCCATCTGGTGCGCCAGGGTCGAGGCGGCCGACTTCATCGTCTCGTTCCGCATGAGCTCGTTGAAGCTCTGGACGTATTCGATGTCGCCGACGCTGATGTGGACCTTGGCGTACTGGTCGACCGCGACGTTGACCGAGCCGGTGATGATGTCCTGCGCCGCAAGCGCCGCCGAGAGCGCGGACGAATCGTTTCGGGCGAAGCGCGGCGGCCGCTTGACGGAAACGGTCAGCCCGTTCTCGTCCGTGACCTTGTTCTCGAACTTGCCCGCGACCAGCTTGCCCGTGACGAGCTGGTTCTTGGCGAGCAGGAGCATCGTGTTCGCATATTCCTGGGCATTGAGAAACTGATTTGCCATGACGGCCTCCGATGAGCTGGGATCTCACCGGGGCGCGGAGAAAGCCGGGAAGGCGCTGCCCTGGTCATCTGTCACAGACACGAGCGTCGGTCCCGACCGTCACTCGCCGCGAATGGCCGTTCTTATCGCATGAAAATCCGGGCCGGGGGGTGTGCGTTGTTTGCGCGGTGTGGCAAGGGCGCGGAGATGCGTCTGCTCGATCTCTTCCGAAGAGTGGGAACCGGCTCAAAGGGCTGTTACGCCCCGGCGTATGAAATGCTGCTCCGCGACAGGCGCGAGAGCGTTGAAGCCTTGCTCGAAATTGGCATCGGGACGCTCGACCCGAAAGCTCCCTCGACAATGTTCGGTTGGGCCGATGCGGACTATAAGCCCGGCGCCTCGCTCAGGGCATGGCGTGACTATTTCCCCCGCGCACAGATTTTCGGCGTCGACATTTGGGCGGGAACGCAGTTCGTCGAGGAGCGGATCAGAACCTTCCTCTGCAATTCGACTGACCCTGACGCCACGGCCAAGCTCGACATCCCCGGGCTCGACGTCATCATCGATGACGGCTCACATGCGAGCGAAGACCAGCTTGCGACCCTCCGAAACTTCTTCCCCAAGCTAAAGGCGGGCGGATTCTATTTCATCGAAGACATCGGAAGCACCGAGCCGCTTTACCGGACGCCGCGCCTTGTCGAGCCGATCATCGGCGATAGCCATTGGTTCGCGATCTCAGATGACGACCAGAAGCTTAGCCGCTGGAAGATGATCGTGATCCGCAAGCGGTTATGAGCAGAGCGCCTGAAGAATCTTCGGGTTGGCGATGTGCCGATACCCCAGCCACCGCCGAAGGGTTGGCGTGGCGTTGAGGTTCCTGCGCCAGATGTAGAAGTTGAAGCGATCGAACACCGAAAAATCGGTGTGAGGCGCGGGGACGTAGGATACGACGGGGCCAGCATCGACGGAGGTCATGCACAGGCTCGGGCTGATCGAATATGAGATGCGGTGGTCCCCGACCGTTAGGGGAGCTCTGACAAGCGCGCGAACTTCGGCGTCGATGTTGTTTTTGTCCTCCATGTAAAAGCCGTCGAAGGTGCCGGGCGCGCCGCTCCAGAACTCCGCGCCTGGTCCTACTGCGCGGCCGTCAGTCTCCGAAAAATTGCTTGCGAAGACCACGACAGCCAGCTCACCGTCGCCGGAGAACTGGACGTTAATGTCGAACACGCCTGAGTGGGTGGGCGTGATCGGCGCGAAGAACTCCGGCGTTGAGAACACGCTGTCGGAAGCCGACGCCTGGGTTGCTGTGATCTGCAGGCCCTCGCCCGCAACCGCCGCGGCGACGTTGTGGTACGGGTCGAGAATGTCGGCGAAGCTGCGCGAAACGCCATCGGTGTCGACGTAATGGCCGTTCTGGAAATCGACGATGGCGATCGGCGCCGGTAATGCAAACGAACCGCCCGTGCCTATGCCAAGGCCCAGGCCAAGACCTATTCCAAGATCACGCGACACCCTCTTAAAGCGCCCGCAAGACCGCAGTGTCGGTAATCAGAGAATAGAAGTCTAGGGAGCGACAGGTGATCTTCGCCCCGTCGACTCCGTTGATCCAAATGTAGTTGAAGAATTGCATGTAGGCCGAGAACTTGGTTGGATCGACCGGAGAATATGGGGCGACAGCGCCGTGGTTGACGCAAAAGAGACAACCCGCCGGATCGAGGCTTTGGACGATGCGATAGTCGCCGGTGACCAGCGGGGCCAGGAACGGCGTAAGGACTTGGCTGCCTGAGGCCTTGTCGTCGATATAGAGGCCGTTGAAGCCTCCGAATATGTCGGCGCCGGAGCCGATGCTGCTTGAGGCTCCGTCATCGTCCAGAACCTCAAACGAGAGGTTGCTGCCCGCGCCGACCACGACCGAAACATCGAAGACCGCCGTATTCGACGCGCCGACCGCTGCGAACAGCTCGGGCGTCGAAAGCACGAAATCCGACGCGCTCGCCGTGCCTTGCAACACCCACCCCTCGCCTGGAACGACAGACGAATGGTCGAAGCCGGTCAGGCATTCGGCGAGCGTCTTGCTCGATCCCCCGAAGCTGTACGCTTCATCGGCGAAATGGAGCGATGCGTTCGGGTTGGGAGTCAGGCTGACAGGTGGCCTGCAAATGCCGCCGAGCTCCAAGCCAATGCCAATACCTATGCCGAGGTCGCGCGCCACTGCCGGCTCCTCGTCACTCGACGTTGTAGAGCGCCCACAGCGAGCCGGTCGAAATGCTCGATGCCTTGGTCGCCTGGATCGGGTTGATGCCCTTGATGAGGGCATAGCCCGTCACCACGCGGCCGCTCGCGAACGTGATCGTCGCGGTGCAGTCCGCCGAGGCATTGATCGCGGCGCAGCGCGTGAAAACGGCCCCGTCGACGATCGCTACTGCGTCGCCCGCTGGTCTTGACGATGCTCTCATGATACCCTCCTCATCCCTCGATTGCCCGCTTCAGCAGGACTGCCGCTGCCAGGCTGCACGTTTCCAGCTTCGACCGCTTCTCGGCAGCATCCCAGCTATGGGCGTCGGTGAACCTGTAGTCGTTCTTTTGACCGGAGAGGACGAGCGCGATGGTGGTCGGCGGGGTGTCGTAAGCTTCCGTGAACTCGACAATCCGCGTCGAGCAGAAGTCCAGCAGCTCGCGGCCAAAGTCTGTTTCCGGCTTGACGCCTTTGCGGATGGGAACGGGCCCGCTCACTTCGCCGCCTGCTTAGCCGCCAGCTTCTCGAACGCAGCAAAATTGGTGGTGTCGGGTCGGACCTCGAACTGGCCCGTCGCGCCCCTTGCCGCATGTTCCGCGGGCTTCGGCGCGCGAGTGACCTTGCGGGCGGTTTCGCCACTGGCGGCAGCCTTCCCCGCGAGCCGAGCCTTCATGCGGCCGTTGAGGCGCAGCATGTCGAGCGGATCGGCGAGATTGAGGTCGGCATCGTCATTGTCGGCGGGGAGGAACTCGCCTTCGAGCTCACCCAAAGCAACAGCAGCGCCGGGGACGTTGGTCGTCGCCAGCTTCTCGATCTTCTCGGCCGTGGCCGGGTCTGTCGCCAAGCGGTAGGTGATGTCCGCGCCGACGGGCGAAACCGCGATTCCGATGTTGAGCAGCGGCGGCATCGGTTCGCCGCCGCGCGCTTCGACCGCCTCGGCGATCTTCTCCTCGAAATCCTCATACTTCTCGGCTCCGGCCTTCCCTGCCGCAGCGAGACCGTCCTCGAGCTTGCCGATGACCTCGGCGACGGCGGCGTGTTCGTAATTCTTCTTCTTCGCTTCACCCTCGTCGGCGCGTTTCTTCGCGTCGCGGACCTCGAGCTTCCAGTCCTGCCGCGCCTCCTGGTAATCGGGATCGGCCTTGCCGAACTCGTAATCTTCCTCCTTGGGTTCCTTGGCCATCACCTCGTCGAGCGTCGGCGCCGGCTCCTGCCCCGCCAGCTTAGCCTCCAGCTCGGCGATGCGCCTATCCTTCTCGGCGTTGCGGGCGGTGAGGATGTCCACGCGCTTCGACCACGGGCGGCTGCGCTCCTTCTTCGCCGCTTCCTCGGCCTTCTGCTCCTCGGTCAGCTCCGGCGCTTCCTCGCCGCCTAGCTCGAGCGTGTCGTCGGCGGCTTCCTCGGTGCGCGCTTCCTCCGCAGGCGGCTCGGCGGCCTTCGCATCGGCCTCGAACTTCGCGAAATCGTTTTCGGGTTCAGTCTGCTGCGTGTCGTCGGTCATGCCGCAATGTCCTCGTTGTCGTCAGGCGCCGGTGGCGTATAGGGTTTTAGCGCGATGATGCGCTTGGTGATGGCGTTGTAAGCTTCGATCTCGTTGCGCTGCATTCCCTCGGGGTCAGACGTGCCGCCGAGCTCGGCGACGGCTTTCATCGCCTCCGCCTGCGCCTTGGCCGCATTCGCCTCGGCTTGGTCGGCCTGCGCCGTCTTGAGCCGGAGATCCTGCAGCACCATCAGCGGATTGGGCTGGGCCTCGCCTTGGCCTTCCGACTGCGCCTCGGACACGGCCTTGATCGCGTCGGCCTTGGCCTTGGCGGCGTTCGCCTCCTTCAGCTCGACGTCGGCGACAGCGCCTCGCGCCTGGATTTGCTCGGCGAGCTGCGCCTTTTGCGCCTGCTGCTCTTTCTGCTGCTGCTGCTCCGGGCTGAGGTCTTCGTTGGCATCGTCGCCCAAGACTTGCGGCGGAACGGTGTTCTTCAGCCGCTCCTTCAAGGCGTCGCCGTTCACGAGGTCCATTTCCCCGACGATGATGTCCGGGGCCGCCTGCGCGATCATCGGCGCCTGCTTGGCCAAATCCATCAGCTGGGCGACGCCTTCCTGCCGTCTCGTGGCGAAGGTCGGGCCGGTCGTGACCGTCACGTCGTACTTGCCGACGGCGAGGTCCGGAACCGCCGCAGAAACACCCTTGTATTGCTTCACCGCGGCCTGATAGCGCGGGTCGTTCTCGCCCTGCGTGAATTGCGCCGGGTCGGGATTGCCGTTCGCGAGCATCATCGGATCGTTGATGCGGATCAGCTTGACGCCGAGGTCGGGCCCCACCGTCCGGATCGTCCGCGCCGTGTCGTAGACCTGCGGGATCAGCGCATTGATGACCTCGCCTGCCTCACGCTGCGCCGCGAGCATGTTGTCGTGGTAGACGATCGCCGCAATATCGCCTTCCTTCTGGCGGGCAAGGATCGCCCTCCCGCTCTGCTCGTTCGACGGCATCCCGCGCGACGCTTCGTGGATGCCGGTCACGTCCATCATGTCCTGCGCGCACATCTCCTCCTCGCGGAGCAGCGCGCCGAGATTGTTGTTCGTGACCTCGGTCGGGGCCTGGGCGCCGTCGTTGTAGATCAGCGCATTCTCGAAATCGCCCTCGCGGCCCTCAACTGCCGACGCCGGAGCGAAGAAGTTGACCCGCGGCGCCCGCATCAGCAGCTCGGCGCGGATCGATCGGTTGTAATTCTTGTAGCGCTGGCTGTCGCGGAGGAACCGGACGAGCCCGAACCGCACCCTGCCGTCCTCGGTCCATATCTCGCGGCCCATGACGCGGATGATCGGCAGCCGCGGCAGCTTCAGCTCGTAGGGGTCGGTCAGCGCCTCGAGTCCGTTGGTCATCTGCTTGACCGCGTACTTGCACTTCGCCTTCTCGCGGATCACCGGCTCGCCAGTCTGCGGGTCAACGAACACGTCCCCGCGCCACTTCTTCTCGGGGAGGTCGGTGACATCGTGCACCGAGCCGTCCTTCATCATCGCGAAGGTCCGCAGCTTCTCGACGATCTTCCAATATTCCTGCGGATGAACCGTGTCGTCGTCGCCCCAGAAGGCGCCAGCATCCTTGGCAATCATCGCCGGCTTGGCCGCATCGGGGTAAGCGCGCTCATATTCGTCGGCCGTCATGGTATCGGCGACGAAGCACCAGCCAGCATCGTTGGCGGTCGGGTCGTTTGCCAGCGGGTCCCATTTGACCGCCAGCGGATGCGGGATGTCGCGGATGAAGATGTCGCGCTCGAACGCATCCTCATAGGCGTAATCGATGTCGACCCGGAAGTTGCTGATGCCGCACGACGCGGCATAGGCGAGCGAGGAGGCATAAACCCGGTCGGCCTTCGACTGCAGCTCGATCGAGCGGATGAGTTCGGAGCGGATTTCGGCAACCGTCTTGTCGCCGTCCTCGCGCGGCAGGACCTTGATCGATGTTTCGTTCGCCCGCCAGTCGCCCACGACCTGGGCCGTGAACTGCTGCGTCGTGTTGACCGTCAGGCACGGCAACGGGAACGGGCGGTTGCTCTCGCGGTACTGGCGGATTGCCGGATCCCACTGCTCGCCAGCCTCGAACTTCAGGTCGATGTTGGCCTGCTCGCAGTTCTTCGAATCCGCTTCCTCGGCGGCGGCATAGCGCTCGCGGACCTCGGTGGCGAAGGCGTCAGCCATTCTTCGGCTCCGCGAGTTTGATCAGACCGAAGCCCATCGTGATTGTGACGCCGTTCGGGCAGCGGAACTCTGTCGGCGCCGTGCACAGGACACCAAGTTCGAGAGCTTCCTGCCACGAGTCCGCATCGACACGCGGCCAAAGCTCGTCGATGCCATCCTTGCGGGGCTCAGCCATCGGACTCGCCGTATTGCTCGACAAGCCACGCGGCTAAGTCTTCGATGCGATCGAACGCGAAGGTGGGTGGCACGAGGTAGTTGCTCGCGGCCTCGTTTACCGTAAGCGTGAAGCCGCGGACACAGCGACAAAATGAAAGCGCGTTGAACGCTCCACGGTCGAAGCCGCCATCGTTCGTTTTCTCAGCCATTGGCGCCAACCATCTCGAACTCGCCGGAGCGGATGCGGGCCTTGGCCGCTTCAACCCCGTTTGCGGGCAGAACCCAAAAGTCGAGCTGATCGAACTCGCGCCCGCGCTTCGCCCAGCGCAGGCAGATCGTGCCGTTGCGTAGGCGCGTCTCGGTGAAGATGTAATCAGCAGCCATACCGCCAATTCCTCAAGCCTTCTTGCCGTACGGCGTGGTAATCGGGGATTGTGAGCGGCGAGCGCGCCTCTGGCTGACACACCTTCATCAACATTGCGAACCATCGCTCGCAGCGGGTAGGCGGATCGTGTCTCACCGCATCCACCCCGCTTCACCGGCACCGACGAACGCTGCTGCTTTCGGCAACTGCTTCTCGACCGGCGGACGGTAGGCGACACACATCAGCCCGAACGCGTCGGCGGCATGGCTCGACCAGTCATGGTTCGGCCCCAACCCGATGCCGCGCTTGTCGTCGCGCTTCTCGTGATACCAGCCAAGCGCATCGCGCCCGGCCTCGGTCGTCTCCTCGTCGAACCACACGGACGGGAACAGCCGTCGCGCAGCCTCGACCCGGGCAGCAGCTGCGCCCTTGCCCTGGTTGGGGACGATGGTGACGCGGTACCCCGCCGAGCGCAGCGCGCTCTCGTAGGAAACGGCGAACACCTTGTCGCTCGAGGCGCCGTCGTGAGGCAGCCAGAACTGCGCCTTCTCCGGCGTGTAGCCGATCTGCCTGAGCCACGCCAAATGCGCTGCCAGCGGCTGCCCGACGGCCTCGTAATAGTCCCTAACCCTCACCTCGCGGCCGATGAACTGCGCTGGCCACATGGCGAAGGCGTCGGCCCTCGCTCCAGCCCCGCCGATGTCGCAGAAGAGGTTGACCGTCATCAGCGGATCGAAGTCGACCCTCGCGATATGGCCCTTAGCCTTGGCGTCGGTCAGCGCCCGGGCGTAATAGGCACCCTCCACGACGCTGACGAAATCGCCTTCCCACACATGCTCGTAGCTGTCGGGCCGCTTCTCCTTGTCGTCGAGGCGCTTGCGGTTGAGCGTTTCGGGAAACCACGGATTGTCGCGCCAGTTGATCTCGATGATCTTGGAGCGCGACGGAGGTTCGGCCCGGAAGCGGCGGTGGGTGTCGCTGTTCTTGCGCTCCGGGTTCCACGTCACCCAAATCTCGGCGCCGTCCTCGCGCACCGTGTTGACGGCCTTCGACCAGGCTGTCTCCGAAACCGGCTCGGCCTCGTCCACCCACAGCAGGCGGATGTGCGCCTTCGACTTGATCGAATCCAGGTGCCGCGACAGGCCGATGAAATCATATTCGATGCGATTGTCGCGGGTGCGAACGTACTTCTCGCCAACGTCGAAATGCTCGGCCAGCCAAGGCTCCGAAGCGATCGCTTCCTTGACCTCGGCAAGCGAGCTTTCATCGAGGCTGTTCATGAACTCGCGGGCACAGACGATCAGCCCTGATTCGCCGGCGGCAGCGAACTGCAGCGCCTTCACCGCGGTCATCTTGGCGAAGCTGCGCGTCTTGGCCGAACCACGGCCGCCATAGGCTCCGCGATAGTCCGCTTGACCGGTGAACACCGGGATGAGCTTGGGCGGGAGCTCGATGCGCTGGATGGTCATTCAGGCTCGCCCAGCACGACGTCGATCGTCGCTGGCCTGCTCGGCGCGACCAGTTCGATGACGGTGATCGGGGATCCGTTCGGGCCGCTGAGCTCGTGCTTCTCGGTGAACAGCTTCAGGTGCTTGCCGAGCAGTTCGGCGCCCTTCAGCACTGCGGCGGGGCTGAACGTCGCCAGCTCCTTGCATTTCTCCATCGTCGCGACGATTGAGGTCAGCACATAATCCGCCGTGATTTCAGTGCGTTGCGAGCGCTCGTCCATCGCAGCTTGGATGACGGAGGCGATTTCAGGCTTTTTCAGGTTCTCATCGCCGATCGAATAGGCCGTCCGCTCGCTATACCCGGCACGGATCGCGGCCTGGGTCGCGTTGAGGTCGATCAGGTACTCGTCGACGAACCGATGCTGCTTGGGCGTGAGCACACGAGCGCTTTTGCCACAGCTTTTCGCCGGAAAGGGTGTGCGTTGTTTCACAGCAGCCCGCGCCTTCTCAGCCGCTTGACCGCATCGCGGACCGTCCATTTGTCCGGCCAGCCCAAGTCCCTCGCCGCGACGTTGTAGCTCGGCTCGCGCCCATGCTCGGCGGAATAGGCGCTCCAGTAGGGCAAGAGCTGCGTCTGCCGGTAGCCCGCATAGACGAACGGCCTAGCGCTTGCCTGGGCCTTCATCTGGTTCGACCCCCGCATCACTCGCCGCCAGTCCTGCGCCAGTCAGCTACGGTGCAGAGGATGCGTGACGGCAGTCGTTCCCCTTTAGGGGGGACTGCCGCTAAGCACCTCCGCTGCGGCACTGCTACGGCAGTCGTGCGGCAGTCCGCGAAGGTCATTCCGTGGCCCAATTTGCGACCTCCACGAAGTTCTTCGGCTTGTTCCAGGCGTCGGGTTTTTCGACTATTTTCAGCGCCTCGTTTTCGATCCACTGAGCGACGATCTTGCCGATGCGCTTGCCGTGCTTTTTCGGATCGAGGTCGAGGACGCGGGCGATCGGGACGCCGACCCAAGCATCGCCCGAGCGGACGTCCAGCCGCCATTCGCCCTGCCCTATCGCCTTCTGCGCTGCGATCAGATGCTGCGTGGAAATGCCTTCGAACAGCTCCGGCCATTCCCACGGACACGCCACCCCGACCTGATCGCCGTTGTCGAGGCTGACGTTATTCATTCGATACCATGCCGCCTTGTCCGGCGGTGCGAGGTTCGCCTTGTCGTTCTGGACCCTGAAGTAGAAACCGCGCTGGTCTTCCGCGATGCCGGCCATTGCCGCTTCGTCAGGGCTCATGCGGTTGAAGACCTGGACGCTGCGGGCGGCATCGACCAAAGCCTTCGCGCCGCGGGCCGAGTCGGCATTGCTCTCCTGGCCGTTGCCCTTGCGGACGTGGTGGACGAGGTTGATCGAGCAGTTGCACTCGTCGGCGAGGCGGCCCCATGCCTTGGCCACGGCGTCGATCGCGCGGTTGTCGTTTTCGCTTACCTCGTGGCTGCTGACGAACGGGTCGATGGTGAGGACATCGATCTTCCGCTCGAGCAGCTGTCCCTTGAGCATGTCATAGACCGGCTGAGCGATGCGGGCGCCGTATTCGGTTTCCGACGCGATGACGCAGCGCTGGTCGCGGCCACTGTCGACGAACAGACGCCCTTCGACGTCGGCGGGCGCGATCTTGAACCATTTGGCGGTGGCGTGGAGGCGCCGCTCCGATTCCTCGGCCGGATCCTCGAGGTTGTAGAGCCAGACGGTGAGCGGCCCGCCGTGGACTTCGACATGGTAGAGGTTGCGGCCGGACGCCATCGCCAAGGCTTCCCCGATCTTGACGCTGGACTTGCCTGTCCCGCCGGCGGCGACGTCGACGCTGACGAAGCGCCTGAGCAAATGCTTGCCGTAGAGCCATAGCCGCGGCGGGATTTCCGCTTCAGCGCGCCATTCGAACGGGGTAGCGACGATGGGCGCTGGCGACTGAGCTGGCTCGCCGACGGGCGGTATTTCGTCCATCCATGCAGGCGGCTGCAGCGGCACCACGTTGGTTTGCGGCGGAACGAACGTCGCCCCATAGCCCTCCGGCCAATCTCCATCGTCTGTGAAGTCAGCCATGCCGGGCATCCGCCTCCCCTTCGAAAAGGTCGGAGACAGCCTCCAGAGCGCGCCGTCGAGCCTTGATGCCAGCCCGCCGCATCGGCGCGTCGTAACGGTTGTGGCAGCGCTGGCACATCGCCTTCAGATTGTCGTCGCTGCAATTCTCGGGGACGTGATCCAGATGCGCGACGGTCAGGACGACAACCGAGCCGGTCATAGGGTGGCGAGTGCCATTGACCACGCTGCAGCGGCCGATGTGATCTCCGCCGCACTCGCCATCGCATTCGCATTTGTTGTGGGCGCGCTCGAAACGGATGCGCTGGCTGATCGCCTTCCAATCCTTCGGGTAGCGAGCGCGATTTTCAGGCCTGATTGGCATGGGCCGCCTCCCCTTCGAAGCCGGGGAACAGCGGAACGTAGAGCTTGTCGAAGCCCTGGGCCGCGATCGCGCAATGGACGCACGAATCGCGGATCACCTGCAGCTCTTCGACCTTCAGCTTGTGGTTCAGCGCCGAGTGGTTGGCTTCGCGCTCGATCACGTCGAGCAGCATCCAGGCTGGTTCGCACGCCGCCGCTTTCGTCGCCATTGCGGTGTCGCGCATCAGGAGCAGGCTCGTGCGGAGCTTCAGCTCCTCGCCTTCGCAGTTCAGACGCAGCCCGCGGACAATTGGCTCGTAGTCTTCTCGTTTGGGTGGCCGCGATACGCCGGCGGGTGGAGGCGCGTTCATGCGGCGATCCGTCCGATAAACGGCGCCCCGCACTGGCGCAGAAACTCCAGCGCATGATCGGGATCACGGCTGACGATACAGGGGATGCCCATGTCGGTGAGCCGCGCCAGCCATTCGGTCTGCGCGAGGCTGAGGCGCCCTGTTTCGGCCTTGAACTCGATCGCGGCGATGCCCTTGCCTTTCCAGAAACAGAGGACATCCGGAAAGCCTGTCGCCAGGCCTTCGCGCTTCGCCTGCATCGCCGCCCATTGCGTGCGCTTTCCCGCGTTGGGGATTCCAACCACCGAGACGCCCGGACAAAGGATCTTGCACCGCGCGCGGAAGGTGGTCTGGATCGCGAGCTCGGAGGTCATGCGGCTTCTCGCTGGAACTGGCGGAAGTCGGCGCCCCTACCCTCTCGGTATTCGGCCCACGGCTTGCGGGCCAAGATCGCTTCATCGCGGCACCGAAGGACATACCGGCGACAGGAATCTGGCCGCAGCGGGAATATCCAGCGGTCCTTGACACTCTGCGGCTTGCCCGCCGTCCATGACCCATTGCCGCTCGGAGGCGGACGAAGCCGATGCCAGGTCGGCGCCCAATGCCAATTGCAGGCACGGTAGAGCGCGCCTGTATGGCCCGCCGAGGGGTCGCTATAGGAGACGATGGTTGTGGCGTCAGGAAAGCGTTCGCGGCAAGCCCGAACGAAATGAGCCCATTGGCGGCTGCCTGCATTCTTCGTTTCGGAGACGATGCACCAGCGCGCCAGCTCGAGCCAGTCGCGAGGCAGGTTGCGCGCCGTCGGGTTGCTCACGACGATCACGCCGAATTCGTCTTGATACGCGGTTCCGCGCCGCAGCGCGCCGAGGTAGTGATGGCGGTCGAGAAATGCCGCCACGCTCGGCGCGTCGGTCCACGGATCAAAGAGGCTCACCGCCCCGCCCTCCGCCGAGCCTCTTCATCGATCAGCTTCGCCGCGGTCGCCTCATGCAGGCCACAGCCGCGCGCCAGGCTTTCGGCGGTAAGGTTGTTCAGATGCCGCGCCTCCAGCAGCAACTTGCGTGCGCGACGCAGCGCCTTGGGTCCGTCGGTGCGGCCGGGGCGCGGGCGGTTGAAGAAGCGGCGCATCAGTGCTTGAGGAACGCGATTGTGCGGTCGCTATGCCAGCAGAAGGCACAGGTCGCGCAGCAATCGGTCTTTCCAGTTTGCGCGGGACAGACGATGTGGTTCGTCTCGTCGGCGCTGTTGACGACGACCGCGCCATTGCGCGGGCCGTTCCATCCGCTGAACCGGACGTGGAAGCGCTCTGGCCATACGCCGAGCATCTCGCAAACGACCTGGCCGATGTCGCTCTTGGGGTCGCGCGCCGTGTAGCCGAAGATATGCAGCGCCGGGTAAGCCTCCATCGCTTCGTGCCACAGCTGGACGTAGCGCTCCGAGTAGAAGTCGCCCAGGACATGAAGTCGGACGAGGAAGCCGCCGGGATGCCGCGCTTGGAGGTCGGCAAGCTCTTCCCACAGCCGCGCTTCCAATGCTTCGCCGGCGACGATCCGCTCGGCGGCCTGCATGTTGTTGCCGAAGCAGAAGGCCCAGGCCTTGCAGCTGCGCGGGCATGTTGCGCGCTCTTCCAGAGTGAGCGTGAAGATCGGAAAGCCCTTGAGCTTGCCCTTGGTCACGAACTTGCCGATCTTGCGGCTCTGCTGTCCGTCCTTCAGGACGCGCTGAACCTCATCGGGATCGAACACGCGGCTCGGGAAGAGCGTGCGCCCGTAGCGATAGGCCGGGTCCAGCTGGCCGAGGACGATCTGGCCCATGCGACCGCGACCGTGCGACGTCTCGAACCGGCGAAGAGTGCGGGCGGCCACCATCAGGCGGCGTCCTCAAAGTCTTCCTCGAAATAAGCTTCAAGGAACTCGGACCACGCATCTTCGAACACCAGCGCCGCTGCGGCCCGGCGCCCAATGGGCGGCTGCGCGCGAGCGATAATGAGAGCGGTCCATTCTTTCTGCGTCGACGCTGCGACTAGGTCGATCATGCCGGGCATGAATTGCTCGCGACCTTGGATGATTTCGCGGCTGTCGCAGCCCACACGCTCGTTGGCGACGATATGCGCGAGGCCGGGGAGGATCGTCCCTGCGTAGCGAAGTATCTGACCGTCGTATGCTCGGGCCAGCACCTTGAGCGCATCGCGAAGAACGTGATGCCCCTTGGAGCGAAGGCACTCCTTCAGACCGCCGACGTTGGCGATCATGCCCGGCTTCCAGCAGGTGAAATTCGAGTGCGGAGCGAGCGAAAGACCCGCCCGCTTCATGCAATCCAGGATCAGCAGCGCTTCGTTGTCCTCTGCCGCAATCGCCGCCTTGAACAGGTCGAGCGCGTTCAGCGGGCGCCTCATCTGATTGAGTGCCACGAACGCAGCCGCCTCATCGCCCGCGCTGGCGTAGCTGGTGATGACGCACGGAAGATGAGGAATGTCCCCCCGGACCTTCGCCGCCGATGCCCGATGCTGGCCGTCGACAATCGTCAGCCTGCCGTCCGGCCGGCGCGACACTGCCAAGGGCTGACAAAGGCCCCAATCCCAAAACATGGCGATGCGCCGAATGAGCGTCTGGCTGGGCCCGGTGCTGATCTCGCGCTGATAGCTCGGGTCGATCAGCAACTCGCTTACTGCGCGCCATTCGAGGGTCGGCGGTGAGCCTAGCGGCGGATTGACCTTGAGGCGCGATGTGGCAGCCCTAGACATTTTCGAGCATCCACGGCCGATGCCGACAGCCGTCCTTCTCGCCGCACTTGAAGCAGGGCGACGGATCGCGGGTGAGCACGGTGATATCGTCGGGAACATCGACGGGGATTGAGGCCGTGTTCCTGTGCGGCGACGTGCTGCGGTAGTTCCGCTCACGGTAAGCCCGCGCCCATCGCGCCTCGCGGTCGTTCCAGCGTGTGACCCCGCGCTCCATCGGCTATGCCCCGCTCTGTGTAAGATCGAGCGGCAGTTGCAGCTGGCGCGGCTGCGGCGGAATTACCGGGCGCGAAAGGGCCGCCCACTCCCCCTTGATCCGGCGAGCTTTCCGGCGGCGAGGCCGGTCATAAATCGTGATGCGCGGGATTCCCGCCCAAGCGTGGTCGTAACAGACGATGGAACGCGGCTTCGGTCGCCGAGCGATCGCCTTGAGCATCTTGAGAAGGCGCTGGCGGTCGGTCACTTGCCGCCCCCGAGATCGAGCGCGCGCTGGCGAGCTTTCGCCTCACGTTCGGCTGCGCTTTCGGCGATCAGGTCTTCAAGCTCGTCGTAGGCGTCGCGAGCCTTGAACCATTTGGTGAAGCCCATCTCGGCCTCGCCCGCGATATATTGCGCGACCATCTCCCGGCTGACGCCGATGTCGCGGCCCATGTCCTCAAGGGTCAGACCGCGCGCGTTCTTGATCTGCAGGAGGGCCGTCCCGACGTCGCCGAGCACCTGCGATTGCGGTTTGCCAAGGAAAGTCGCGCCGTTCATCGGCTAGTCGCCTTGCCGTCATGAGTGCGATGCGTGACCGGAGATGCGTGACCCTGCAGGTCGGCCATAGAGCCGTCCCCGCCGCTTTTCAGGTCGGCCTGCAGACCTTCCACGAACGGCTCGCCAAACCCCCAAGCCTCATCGAGATCGCGCCCGACGCGCGCCACCAGCGCCCACGCGGCGAGGCCGAAGCCGCCGATGACGGCGGAAGCGATGCAGAGGTTCCCCGCGCGCACCGGAGCTATGGTCCGAGGAAAGGGCGGACGCCGGAGACTTTGGCTAGCCTCCGACGTCCTGTCGCAGCCGAACAGGGTGACGGCGCGAGTTTCATGCAGCGAGCCTCAAATGAAGAGGCACATGCGTTCGGTTAAACAGCCTGTGGTTGAGACGCGCACAAAGCGAGATGATGATCTTCTCGGTTGCCTTCGCTCGTTCCCGATCCTCGACGGAGGCGATGGCGAAGACGTCGATCCTGTCGAGATTTTCGCGGAGCCACGGCGAAAGGTTGGGGCAACACGGCGTACGGAGATGTTCTTTCAGCCGGCGCTGAAGCGGCTTGTAGGTCAGGCCTACATACCGGACCTCCGGATCGCCCTTGAGGCGGATGCCGTAGACCGTGAAACTCACGCCGCAGCCTGGGCCGCTTGTTCGGGCGGCTCTGGAAGTTCGATTCCGCGCTCTTTGGCGAGCAGCCGGAGATGCGCGAGCCGCGATGACGGGATGCCGATCTTGCGCCAGCTATGCACCGTTGAGGTCGGTGCTTCGATGTCGGTGGCGACCTTCGTCGTCCCGCCCAATGCATCGATGACCTGATCCGCGTATGTTTGCATTGCTACCGTATGCGACAATCGCAAGTTCGTCGCAAGCCCTAATTTGCGATAATCGTCTTTGCGATATTCGCGCCCATGTTGTCCAAGAGGGCGTGGACAGCGATCTCGTCAGGAAGCTTCTCAAGGACCGGAACTGGACGAACCGCGAGCTTGCCGCGCGGCTCGGCATTTCCGAGGACAAGGTATCGAAATCGCTCGCGACGAACGGCAAGGCTCGCCGCTGGCAGGGCGCCGAAGTCATGAAGCTCATGGAATTGTTGAGCGAGGACGAGCCTCTTGTGAAGACCGAGGTCCGCGGAACCGGGCTGACCCCTGCCCAGATTCGGGACGCCCTGTCTGCGCCGGGGAACGTGAAGCCCGTACCGTTGTTAGGTACTGCGCTCGGCGGCGGCTGGGGAGACGCAGAAATTGAGATGACCGAGTTGCGTTTAGGCGAAATTCTCGATCGGGTTAGCCGGCCGCAAAGCCTCTTGGGTGATGACGCCGCTTACGCTTTAGAGATCGTTGGCGATTCGATGGCCCCTCGCTTCGAGCCAGGCGAGAGGGTGTTCGTTTCTCCGAAGGCGAACGTCCGCCCCGGCGATGACGTGATAGTCCAGCTTGTCGATCCGAGGGCCGAGTTGGATTTGGCCGATGCCGTGACCGAAGTGCTCATAAAGCGCTTTGTTCGCCGGACTGCCGCCTTCGTCGAACTCAGGCAGTTCAATCCCGATCAGACCTTCCAGGTGCCGCTCAATCGCATAGCCAAGCAGGGCGGGCGCCTAGCCATCCATCGGGTCATGGGGAGGCTCTAAAAACTTTGCGATAAACGCAAAATAAGTGTTGACGGCCTTGCGATAGTCGCATACCACGGCCGTCATGGCTCACAACATTCCTCCCCACGCCGCAGCCCGACTCCACCGCGGCGTCAACGCGACGGTCGGCGCCGATGTGCCTCAAGCGCCAGCCGTCGCTCCCACCAACGTCCCGCCGCTCGATCCTGAGCGCATTCGCAGGATTTTCGGCCAGCCGGACCTGAACGAGGTCGCGAGCGCCTACCGCCCGCCATTCGGGGAGCGGCTGGTGGCTTTCTTCCGACGGCAGCAGTTCCGGTTCGCCGCCGCGAGCCTGATCCTCGCCACGCTGCTCGGCTGCTACATGGCGTGGGAGTTCGCGCGATGAGCGCGCCCGCATTCACGACGGGACCGTGGATGGTGGACGGTGGAATAGACGTTCACGAGGCCGCTGAGGGCGGCGTCTGCAAAATCGCGCAATGCGGCCACCTGACCAGCTATCGGCGCGGGCGCGAGATAACCCTAGCCGAGGTGGAAGCCAACGCCCGCCTGATCGCAGCAGCGCCGGACCTTTATGAGGCGCTTGCGCAGCTTTTGGATGATCTCGATGCGCTGGCCCCCGCCCGCCCCTGCACGCAGGCGATAGAGGGCGCCCAAGCCGCCCTCGCAAAGGCCCGTGGCGAATGCCGCGACGAGG